TTTCGTCCAATTTCTATTATCTTCTGGTTTTAAATCAAACTTAGCTCTATTAGCTAAATTCATTGCTAGTTGTCTAGGATATAGTGCATGACCACAGCCGACAGTCCATACGTTACCACTGCACATGTATGGCTTATATCGAACCCCCTCGAAATACTTGATGAGGTGTATACCTGTCGGTGATGTTTTCACTATTTTTTATCCCATCTCCTACTACCAAACCAGAACCCTATAATACTTGCAAAGATTGCCATCTCTTCGTTACTAAAAACTATTTCCATCGCAGTAGCAAAATCTACGCCAGATTTGATAGCCCATATCAAACCTACTATGTCCACAAATAAAAGAACAAAAAGCATAAGATAGGTGATAACGGGGCGAACACTAGCACGGAGATTAATAACCCAAGTAGACGCATTCTTTGAGATTTCAGCATCGTGTTTGTAGAGTGCAAGTCTTTCTTGGGCATAGGTTTCCATCTCGACTTGATCCGTTCGGAACTCTTCGATGCGTTCTTGAGACGCATAACCAGCTTTAGCCATTTCCATGGCTCGTTCCATTTCCAATCTAGCCATTGCTTGTTCATGCTTCTGATCTCCTTTATTTTTGAAGAAATCTAAAACACTGGGTAAACCTGATGTTGCAAAACCTAATATACCTGAAATAATACTTAACATTAATACTCCTTATTTAGCTAATGGGTTAGTTGTAGCTTTTTGTAATGCCTTCATTTTATCATTAACGCCGTCTATTTGCGACTTAACCTCACTTCTAATACTAGACAACGCTGCTTCTACTTCGCGTGATGTGCCTGAACTTACTGCCTTTGCTTCACGGGCTAGAGCTATAGCCTCACTTGCTTTTTCTTGTAATCTAATATTAGTTTGCATCAGCTCAACATATCTCTCACGTTGGTCATTTAACTGTTCTTCTAGCATAACTACCTTGGTGTAATCAAACTTATTAATCACCGAAAGCATCTTGTTGTAGAGGGTTATCCCGTAATAAGCTCCTCCACCTATAATCGGCAAGGCTGTTAAGACCAGAGTTAACATCGTCCGGGAAGATAAAGTCAAGGAGAATGTTTTGTTGTTGTCCATATTCTTGTTCCTGTATAAGAGTTAAAACATCGTTTAACTGTATTTCTTGCAGCTGAATGCCGTTGTTTAAAACATCCAGTGACATGGTAATACCAAACCCTGGAACTAATTCTTTGCCTTTTGGTACGTCAGGCGCTTGCTCCGTTTCTTCCTCGTCCTTCTCTTCTTCGCTTTGCTTTGATTCTTGCTGCGATTCGGTTTCTTCTAAGTTGTTCGTAGTAACTTCTTTTTTGTCTTCTTTCGTCTGTTCTTGCTTCGGTTGGGTCTCTAAAGACTCCTCCTTCGGTTGCACCAAATCTGGCATAGTCGTCGTCAAGACCTGCGCATTCTCCGGTGCAGTTACATTGTCTATTGCTGGAGGTTGTACACTCGTGGAGAGTTGGCTCGCTAGGTCTGTTGAAGAACCATCCGAAGTTGCTTGGGGTATAGTCGTTGATAACGGAGATGTTGGGTCTGTCATGCTTAGTGTGCAATTTCTGTTTGATTCTACCCAATCTGTCCACTGTCCTTGACCATAAGGGTCTGAGCAAGTGAATTGCCTTACCTGAGTTATTGATCCTTCGTAACCTGAATCGCATGCTATTTCCCTTGTCTCTGCAGTATCAATACAAGTTGCTGGTGCTGGGCTACAATTTTCTGAAGTAGTGATCCAAGGGCCGAATGTACTGGTTTGACAATAATAATCACGCATTTGATTAACCACGCCAACAGTATTAGGCTCAGTACATGCAAGTGTTCGATACTCCACTGTGTCGCTACATACAGGCTCTGCTTTATATATTGAACAATAAGGGTCACTAGGCGCATGCCATACGCAGTAATGTTGTTCCAGAGCCACTTCCACACTGATGTCATAGCAGACCATGCTCGTGCCATCATACCAACCACTTTCATTTTGATCGTAAGTACAATACCATGTATATCCATAATTACTCCATGTTGTCAGGGTTATAAGGGTAAGTAGTAGCTTCTTCATCTTTTACCTCAGGCTTTTTTACCTCATAGTTCTGACCATATAATTTTTTAAATCTGGCAGGTTCTAATTCCCACCAAGCCAATCGTGCAGCATCACCGACTGATCCACCAACAGGGCATGGACTGCCTGACATTTCCATAGCATCCCAGACATCTGGGTTCTTACAGAGCAACGACACTGCTGCTACTTTGAGGCCCATATCATGTAAAGCCTTCGCGTTTTTTAGTCTCACACAGTTATCGTCTGTCATAACAGTCCCCCCTGAAATCGCGAAGACTCCTGTATTAGCTCCACCGCTAACAGGAACAGCACATACATCTTGTGAAAATGCAGACATGGACGGTGCCATGGCTGAAGGGACAGGTTGGCCTTGATATTTTATGGTGGTCGTTCCACCAGCGAAAGCATACTCTGTTACGAGTAAAGCAAAAGCAACGCCCAAAGCGACGCTAAGATACCAAATAAAATCTTTCAACTAATTGCCCCAAAAGTATTGACTTATAGGCAATATTATACATTATTTTTTAAAATTCTACCCAACCTGTAATTATATATTTAATGCCATTAATTGGAGGATTACCTCTATGAGTATGTGTAAATGCTGCAGGGAAAATAATAATATCACCTCTACTTGGCTTATGTCTGTATTGTTGATAAAGAAACTCCGTCTCACCTGCTTCAAAGTCATCATTCATGTAAGCAGTCCATGCAAGTAACCGTACAGAACTTCGTCTACCATCAGCTTCACAATGCCAAATATGGTATCCTTGTCCTGGTTCTGTTTTTTGTATTTTCATAGTATATGAACTGTGTTTATCTATATCATGTAATACACCATACTTTTCAGCATAGGCTTTATAACAAACTCCCCATAAAGTATCATTAAACTCTTTTAATAGGTGTTCTGCCGTGTGATGCATTGGATAACTTGGGTTAGGTAGATATGTTGCTAAGTCTTCTTTATCTATTTTTCTAGCTTGGTCATGAGACTGTCTATCTAATATACAATTGTTTTTTTCTGCTACATTAAAATAATGTATTACCTCATCACAAAACTCAGGACGTAATACATTTTTATATACTTCTATGAAATTTGGTTTATCTATCAAGTGAGTGCTCCTACGGCTATTTTTTTATTATCAGTTATTTGTAACGAACCATGTTTTAAATATGATGGAAAAAATACAACCATGTTTTTTATAGGCTTAATATACATAGTGTTTTTATCTGTTATTTTAAAATATGTTTCTCCACTTGCGCTATTTTCTAAATAAATTATATAACTATATTTTTCGGTGTTTTCATGCGTATGTTCTTTTTGGTATCCTGAAATATTATAATCAATCATATGAAACCATCTATGTTTTAGTTTATTACTAGGTAATAATGTCATTATATATTTTAGATAAGGCTTTATGTTATCTTGGTCAATAAGGTTATTTGTTTGAAACCCATCAATTGTACATGAAGAATTAAATGGTATCCCATCATTGTTAGTTTTTAGTTCATTAAGTATTGTTAATAAACCATCAGTTATATAATTGTCTACATATCCTATAAAAATATTATCAATCAGTCTCATCTTTTATATTTATATTAAATGCAATAACAGTTTTTCTTTTGTCTGAAATATTTGGTTTTGACTTATGTATTAAATATGATGGGAATACTAATAAGTCCCCTTCTTTTACCTCAATATCATAAGTTCTTTTACTTACATAGTCATAAAACTCAGTCCTAATATCTGCATCATTTTCTAAATAAAATACATTACTATAATTGCAATCTGCGTGACTATGCCATTTATGATAATCACTTTTATTATATTGTTGAAACCATAACCTAGTGATTTGAAGCTTAGCTTTATATTCATTAAAAGATAATTCTTGTTTAAGCTCCATCATGTGTTGTTTAATCATTGCTAAAAACAATTCTTTATATTTATAATTTGCATCATCTAATTCAAAATCAGTTTTAACCGTTTTATATATTGCGTTTGATCGGGCATTATTTATTAAATTTAATAAAGCTCCTTTGTGTTCTTTATAATTATCAATATTTATTACTATGTGATAAAAAGGTTTGCTGTTAACTATTAACATATTTTCTACACCAAAAAGCACAAGTATATCTTACATTGTCTTCAACTACGGAAACAAAATGTTCTTGTTTGCTAGAATCAAATATTAATAATTTGCCAATTTTAGGCATTATCGTTTTATTACTAATTACTGTATTACCTCCAGTATAGTTTTCATTAAGATTAATAATGCATCCAAATGTATCTTCAGCATGATCATAATGTTTATCCATATAGGACCCTTTATCCCATTTCACTAACTCAATATTACTAATATAAACAGAGTCATATTTATTAGCTTCACAAGTTAACTTTGCATGAATATATTTTGCAAACACAACAGTTTTATTATATTCATCTAAGCTACTTATAATTGGATATAGTTTTAGTGTTTTACTTTTTTTATATTCATTGCCTAGGGTATGGTAATTACTTTCAAATATTTTTATTAAATTACTACACTCTTCTTCAGATAAAAAGTGGTCTATTGTTAAAATCATTTAAAATATGGACCGACTAGCCAAGTAACACAGCTATATCTAATTCCTTTTGTAACAGGCTCAACCCCGTGAACCATATAGCTAGGAAATACAAGCACGGTTCCTCTAGATTGTGGAGGGTAAAATATTCTTCCGTCAGCATTTAAAAAGAACTTACCCCCTTCAAAATCATCATTTAAAAATGCTAAAGCCGTTAATTTTCTTGTTTCATCACTATGTTGATGAAATGTATCTACATGAGGGTTGTAATGCCCATCGGGGTCATACACTAAAAACTCTGTTTGGTTAGAATGTGTAATGTTATATTTCCACCAATGGTGGTTAGCATTTAACGCTGTTGAAGTTAATATCCCACCTATTCCTTTATTTTGTGGAAGAATAAGTCTTTTAACATCTCTAATTGTTTTATCTACTGATCCTTTATCAGAACCTATAACAGGCGGTAATTTATCATGGACATCTTGTGAATACTCTTTGATAATATTGTTACAAAAAGACGGGGTTATATGGTTGTAAAATATTGCGCAGTCGGTTATATGTTTAATATTATTATCATACTGGCTTTTTGATATACCTAGTGATTCTCTTCCATCATACTTTTGGTCAGCATGGGGTCCATCAGCATCTACATAATGAAGAAATACTTGAGCTTGCCATTCACCTTCTGAATATATTTCTCGCCAATGTTCTAGCTCCATACCTCGATATAAAATAGCATCTCCCACCTGCATCTCTACTTTATTCCCTGCCATATAAATTGCCCAAGGATTGCCTTCAAACCCTAAAGTAAGTGTCGCTGATATTTCACAAGCGGGTCTATCAGTATGTTTTTTTAACTGCTCACCACGTTTATATAACCTTGCATAAGAATATGTAGGGTATAGTTTTTTACCACTAGCTTTTTCAAAATGAGGTAATAAGTCTTCTAATAACTTATCAAATGTTACCGTTCCATGTATTGCATCAGATATAGGACATTGTGAATCTTTTTCTGTTTTCCCTTGAGCTACTAAATCTTTTAGTATTTCTGTAAGTTCTTGACAATTATATTCGTCTAAAAAATCTTTTAAATGTACGTATCTTTGTGTTTCAAATATTTGAGCTGTGTCTACCATAATTTTTTAAACGGGCATCCTTTAAATAATTTAGTTTTAATTTTATTGATAACCTTTTCAGCAAGATTATAATTATCTTGCATAGTATTATTTGGCTTATAATATTTTGTGTCTAAACAAGCATTAACTGTTTGTAGCAGTTCTTCATTATATTCTTGTTCTTCTAATTTTACTTTACTATTAGTATTAAATTTAACATACATTAATGGGTCACCCCTTTTTATATCTATAGTATTACATCCGTCAACAACTTCAAATGTAAAATCTACTGGTCTATACCATTTAGATATATCAAACGTTCCCCCAATAAGGTTAATATTTCCTCTAAAGCTTGTGTTGTGAAAATTGGTTGGTAGCACTTCAACCATGACAGGGTCTTTACTTATAAACACATATTGAATTTGAATTGATAATGTTAAATATAGTTTGTTTTCGTCATGTCTAACATGAACAAATCTATCAAAAAATTCTTGAGTATTATTTGGAGCATTGATATGAAAGTTATCGCCTTCTTTGTTAATATTTAATTTAATATCAACAGGTGACTTTATAATAAAGGTATTTTTATAATAATCTTGAAACGCAGGGCACTTTAAATATCTAGTGTTGTTTGTTCTTGTTTTTATTAGGTCTGCTAATAAATTTATAGGCTGGAAAAAAACAAAGTTCTCCCAGCCTACTTTACATCTTGGGTTTATTATATATCTAACAAGCATTCACTCATTATAATATAATTAACTTGCTAATGTCTAGTATAACTTATATTAGACAGTTTCTTTTGACCAAGACTCTGTATCCCAATTCCAAACAAATCTTTCTGTTGGGTTACCATCTGCATCTTCTGCTAAAGCGCCTAATGCTTCTACAGGATCAACAGCATATGGCATTTTTTTAAATGTCTCTGTATCAGGTTTATACCACCACATGTTTGGGACAATATCATCACTACAATCTTTCCAAACTAAGCTAGAATGCACTTCAAATTCTTGTCCTACTTCAACAACCTGAACAACTCGGTACCCTGTATTGTCTTGTCCATAAGGTTCTACAGTACTTACTAATGCTTTTTTTGCCATTTTTAATTCCTCAATTAATATTCAACAATAACAATACCCTGAGTTCCGCCTGAACCTACAGTTCCTGGTCGACCACCACCACCACCGCCCCCTGCTCCATATGCAGTTGGAGATGCAGCTTGAGAAGGAATATTATCAAATTGACCACCTCTACCACCACCGCCAAATACTGATGCTCCTCCGTTACCACCCATTGTCATATTGTTAGGAGAATACAGTCCACGACCATTATCTCCATAACCGCCTGATGTATTGTATGTTCCGCCTGATCCTGTTCCATAAGTTCCGCCAAGTCCTGATGTTGCTGGTCCATAACCTTGTGCACCAAGGCCACCACCGCCTCCAGTCGCAGAACAGTATGCGCCAAATGATGATGTACCACCTGAGTTACCATTACCTCCATTATTAGGTCCAACAGAACCACCTGTACTTCCTGGTCCAACTGTAACAGCAACGTTTGTAGCTGTTGGGAATGGTACTACTTCAACGGCAGAACCTGCTCCACCACCTCCTCCACCGCCAACACTGGTAGAAGGACCACCGCCTCCCCCACCGCCACCGCCACCAACGACGGTAACTTTAACTTTATCTACGTTACCTGGATTAGTCCATGTTCCTGTCGCAGTAAATACTTGCACATTACTAAAACCACCTGCTGGTAGGTTAGTCCATGTCATTGTGCCATCACCATCAGAAGCTAAGTATTGACCTGATGTACCATCACCTGAAACATTTAATTCATCAGCGCCAACAGAGTTATCTGTAATTGTTGCAGCATCAACTGTTGATAATGTAGCCAGAGCACCAAGTCCTAATGATGTTCTAGCTGTAGCACCTGATTCTGCAACCCATGTTGATCCATTGCCAACAATAAAATTACCATCTGTATTTGCTAGTCCGCCAATAGCAGTTAAGTCTGCATCATAAGCTTGTACGTCAACACCGACTTCGGTATCCATCGCTTGTTGAGCTGCTGCTGCAGTAGCTGCTGTAAATACGTTACCACCAACTGTGCCTGCGCCTAAATTAGTTCTAGCTCCTGAAGCTGTTGTAGCACCTGTACCACCTTGTGCAACTGCTAATGCTGTAGTTAAGGTTAATGAATCAAAGTGATTAACTGCATTTACTACGTCTGTACCATTATTGAAAAGTAACATCGCTTTACCAGCTGGAACGCCAACGCCAGTTTGACCTGATACTTTTACTGTGATTGTGTCAGAACATCCGTTGTTTACAATGTAGAATTTTTCAATAGCAGGCACGACTAAGTCTTGTGCTCCGCCTGATGTACCTGTTAAGTTTAATCTCAAATTACGTGCTGTTTGAGATGCGTTTGTATCTGTTAGTGTTAGAGTTACTGTAGCACTTGCGAATGTAACATCAGCTGAACCTGTAATAGCTTCTTCAATTGCGGTACCTAAGTTTGTATTAGTTGTTGTACCCCAAGTACCTGATTGTTCGCCTGTACCAATTAACTCAAATTTCAAATCTGAATATGTACTTGCCATTTTATTTACCTCTTATTTATGATGTTTGACCGCTTGCAGGTACGCTTGTTACGTGAACTTTGGTATGCTTCTTACCATTCCACGCGGCACCACAATCAGAGCAGGTTCCTGAATTATATTCTTCTGCATCTACAGTCATTCCACAATTGGAACACTCTAAATGAGTTTCGTATTTATTTACAATTATACCATTAATTTCTTTTGCTTTTACTATCATGCCGCTATCCCTTGCCAATTTGGTGTTTGCGATGTATCTATTTCGCCCCAAACTAAAGTAAATGTTTGTGTTTGTCCAATTCCCTGGACTCCTGTTACATAGACATTAGCTTCGCCTATTGTAGAAGCTTGTCCTAATTGTCCTGTAGCAGACACTCCTGTTACAAAGACATTGTTAACAGTTATAGTAGTTACAGTACCTTCTTGTCCTGTTCCTTCTACCCCTGTTAGAGTAACGTTAGCATCAGCAGTGACTGATTCTTCACCTAGTGCTGTTGTACCCGCTAATCCTGTTACACTTATATTTGCATCTGCAGTTATGGTTACGTCACCTAACGTAGTAGTTGCTTCTTCGCCAGTAACGTTTGTATTAGCATCGCCGGTAACAGTTTCTTGCCCCAATGCAGTTGTAGCACTAACACCACTAACTACAGCTAATAATACATCTGTACCCCAACCGCCTCGACTCCATGGTCCACTACTCCAACCAGTCCATGTTTCTTCCATACGGGCTTGGCCTAATTGTGTTGTACCTGCTAACCCCGTAATATTTACTGTAGCTTCAGCAGTTGTAGTGACTGTTCCTAAAGTGGATGTGGCTGCTTCACCTGTAACAGTAGTATTTGCATCTGCAGTAACAGCTTCTGTACCTAAAGCTGTAGTTCCCACTACTCCAGTTGGATAAGCAAAGGCCCTAATTTCAAAGCCTATATCTCCTTCTTGTACAGTTGCAGAAACGCCTGTTACATTTGCATTTGCGTCCGCTGATGTCGTAACTGTTCCAACACTTGTTGTACCAGTGAAGTTTATTGGGTTATCACCAAAAGACTCTGCGTCCCAGGTTCCAGCACCCCACCCATCTAAGGGTATTATGACACCAGCCATAACTAGCTCCTATTAAGCTATTCTAATGATAGCGTTTGAAGCGTCAGCTGTAGGGAATACTATAGTAAAGTCACCAGCTGTTGATGTTTTATCACCACCAAAGTCTAACACTGCTACTGAAGTATCACTATTGGTACTATTATAAATTAATGCACCTCTTGCAGTAATAGTAGCGCTAGAAAATGTAGAGTCGCTAAAACTTAAAAATGCTGTTGTACTTGATGACTGAGGAGCATCTGATATTGTTAGTGTATTACCACCTGCTGAATATCCTGTACCTGATGCTTCATTACTAGCAGTATAACCTGTTGTAGTTGCATCTAATGTTGCTGATGATGTATACAATGCTATTTTAAATGTATCTGCTGTGTTTGCAGATCGTGCTACGTTTGTTGAATTAAAGTTATGTCCACCACTTAGTAGTTCAACTTTAAATGACGTACACATTGCTTGGGTAATTGCCATTTTATATCTCCAAAATTTTAACTAAATCTGAATGCCCTGCTTCACGCAGTTTATTCGCTATTGTTGTATGATTAGACTTAATAGCCTTTTTCATATATTGCACTAGAACTTGTCTAATGTGATTTTTGTAAGCTTCTGCTTGCTCACGTATTAACGGATTAGCATCTTGAGCCACATATATAATTTTAGCTAATGCCATTTCCGCTACTTGTTCAGGAGTATGTCCTTCTCCCACTTCTGATGTGTACACATCAAAATTTATATTTTTAAAATTAATGCTATCCACGTGTTACCGGTATCCTTTCTTGCCCACTTCTGTAAGCATCTCGTCTGTTTTTACCTTCACCTAAGTTTTGTAACAATGCCATAGCTTCTTGGTATTTAGCTGTATATGAAGTCACTGTATCAGCTTCATCTTTCATGAAAACAGCCGCTTCCAACAACGCTCCATAGAATAAAGCACTATCAAAGTTATCACCCAACCAAGTGTTGCCAGCTGTAACAATAGACTCAGGGTAATAATAGTAATGAAGCTCAGAATTATAATTAGCATCTGGTGTAGGGCCAAGCAACATTGTCGTATCATCGAATATAGCATAATATTGTGGTTGTCCATAAAACCCTGAATCTGTATCAGGAAATGATTCTCTAATAAAGTTTACGTCTTTATTTAATAAATAAGTATATTCATTATCAGCGTTAATTACAGCAATACTAAATGTAGATAACCAATCACTAGGTAAAGTAAAATATTTATTACCACTTGTCATGTTACCTGTAACATTTTTACGTAAGTCAGGCAGTTGAACTGCATTATATATTCTTTGTTCAGCCTGTTGTATAAATAAGTTTATATCAGTAGTGCTATACTGGTTTTCTGTATATGATTGTACAGCTGCTACAAGTTCTGTATAGTTCATTACCTATCCTTATGCCATTGGGCCGCGTGCTTTTGTACCTTTTGTTGCAGCACCATTACCACGTGTTACTACACCTTCAGTCTTAACATCCTTTTCAGGATAACCAGCTGTGTTAGGCGTTGCTACCATTTCTGGTTGCTTGTATGTAGTAGGGCAACATTTTCTATCTTTGTTCATTATTATACTCCTAAGTTGTTGTTACAGTAACCGTGCCAACTCCGCCGGTACCT